CCGAAATTGCGCAAAAATCCGGTTACATGGTCGTAAACGGCTTTGTACCGGGTTTCCCAACCGAACGGCATAATTATATGTTGATTAACCATTGCGGACGCTGTTATTATCCGGCTTTCCTTGTTGCCCCCTTGATAAAACGGGTCGGTAATCGCCCGGACTTTCTTTTTGATAACCTTTTCATAACCCGCACCACCGTTGTTGCTCTCAACCCACGCTTTCTGCGTCCCGGTCCGGTTAATCATCGCCGGGACGGTTACGGTTGTAACGTCCGTATTTTCGTCCGTCATTTCCATATCTGTAATAAGGGCAAACAATATCGGTTCCATGCGCTTTGTTTTCTCGTTGAAAAACATATTGTCGGACTTATACACATCATACGTTGCCGCAAACAACAGGTCGTCGCCCTCGTCGGCAACGTCAATGTATGCGCCGGAACGAATGTACGTGCCGTAATCGGATTTTTCGACCCACGTTTTGAAAGGTTGGTACAATCGACCCTCGGCGGAACCGGGGTTGCCTTGATACAGGCATTGAAATTGCACCGGGTCTAATGCCTTTTGCGCTTCCAACTTTTGCTTACTGTGTCGGCTTTCCCATAATGCCGCCCCCGGTTCCCGTGGGTCTATCTCGGTCGGTTCCCCGGTTTTCAGCCCCTCAAAGTTTATGCGTACCCACGCCCCCGGCGTTACGTTCTCCAAATCCGCCCAACACTTAACATCAATAATCGTTTCGCCGCTCTTTTCAATGCGCCCTATCAAATCGTCGTCGTGCCAACGGGTAAATACAATCAATTCTTGACTATCATTGTGTAAACGGGTGCGTACAACGGTCGTGTACCATTTCCACGCCGCCGCCCGTACTATCGGGCTGTTACCCTCGGCGTAATCCTTATACACGTCGTCCAATATCGAAACGTCCACGGTTTTAGACGTCAGCGAACCGCCACGACCGACGACACGCAACGACCCCTTACGCCCGACCATTTCGATAACATCGGAATTGCGCAAATAGGTATTCGCCATTGTTACGACGTTCGACCCATTTAAGTACGTGCCGGGGAATAATTCACGATACTGGGGCGTGTCGATTATTCGTTGAACGTCCCGGTTAAAATCCCGTGCGATTGTCGCCGCATACGAACCGATACATATTTTGCGGTCGGGGTCTAACCCCAACATAAATGCGGGTAATTTGCGGCTTGACCCCTCCGATTTGCCATGTTGCGGCGGCTGTTGTACAATCATCTTTCGTATTTTGCCATGCGCAAACATATCCAACAGGGTATAATATACAACATGAAACGGTTCCAATACCAAATCCGGTTGCATATACCGGGCAAAGTTGATAAGACGTTTACGGGCGGCGGCTCGCACCAATTCGCCGGGGTCTGCCTTGATTGCCTCGTACATCTTCAATAATTCCTCGTTGCTCATGGTCGTACAATTTTATCGGGTGTAACTATCAATTCGCCGGGCTTTTTCGGTATCCAATTCAAACACGCCGTTTCGCTCCTTATCCGGGAACGGTTCGGGGTAAACGGACAACGGCAACAAATCGGCAATCTATTTGCAACATCTAAATTCTCATGGTCGAAATACCAAACACCGTGTCCGCAATCCCCGCAATAATGGTTCGTTTTGGTTACAACCTGTTTAACAACATTCATTCGCTTTGCCATTATTGCGCCCCTCCTTTCTCGGCGATTGTCTTTTGAAATTCGGCGGACTGCAATTTGTCGGCGACGGCAAACAACAGGTCGTCCGGGATTGCCTTAACATCGTATTTCGGTTTATCGTCGTCCGTCCCGGCGTTGTATCCGGGGATTTCGATTTTAACGGGTGCATCAAATCCCAACATCTTTGCCCGGCGTTGTTGAATGTTCAACAACAAATCCAAAAACCGGGGATTGCCCGCCGACGTTTCAACGGTCGTTTCGTCATACCCGTAATATTCCGGGTCGCCGTCGGTCGCATCCGTTTTGATAGGACGCCCCCGGTTGGTTTTCTCTTTGGTGCGCTGCTTTCCGGTTTTGGATACCTCCCACGCCTCCCATGCTTGTTGCTCCATTTTATCCAACTTGCGCAATTCCTGCGTAACATATTCGTCGATTGTTTCCAACCGTTCCCGCTTCCATTCGATAAGGCATTGTTGCAAATCGTAATAAACCATTTGAAACGAAATTGTATAACCAACGCCACGGGCGGACAAATCCCGGTTCAATGCGTCGGCAATTTCTCGATACGAATAACCACGCAAAAACAAGTCGGCACAAAACCGTACATCGTAAATCCTTTGTTCCTCGGAACGTTTGTTGTATCCGGGGGGCTTTCGCCCTTTGTTCAATTTTTTCATCGTCTAACCTCTTTTAATGTCAAACAGGGGTCAAAATCTGCCTTTTACGCCTTTTCGTCCTTTGGCTTGGTTCCTTATCGGCTCCTTTGCCTTTGTTCTTTCGTTCCGGGCTTTATCCTTTCCCCTGTTTACCTCCTTAAAACGTTGCTTACCCTTTGCAAGTTATTTGCACGGAATTTCCATTTTAAGAGGCTTTATTATCTTAACCAATACTTTCTATATCTCGGTGGTTATCTTTTAACCACGGGGCAAATTTACGGCTTTTTCGCCGCATTGCCAACCGTTTGTTCTCTCTCACATATAAACGGCAAAACCCCGGCTTTGTTTCCGGGGCTATTGCTCTATCGTCCTATTCCATTTTCATACTTTCCGTTTGAGCAATGAAAATGCGGTTCAACTCCTAATGTGATTTTATACGTATGCCCGTCTTTGGTTTCTTTCAACGCTAAACATACCGGGCGGGGTTTCCCGTTTATCGGATATTCCGGGTTAAAATAACGACACGTCCCGCATATCTTTTCGGGCTTCGATTGTCCGGGGCAATTACTTTTTCCCATTGTTGCCCCCTTTCCTTTTGTTCTTTGCCCGGCGTTTATCCCGTGGGTTCCTTTTCGGCATTTCGACCCGGTGTATTTCTACTTTGGAACCGGGGAACATCTTGCCGAAAAATTCCGCCATTGCTCGCACCTCCTTTGGGACGTCGAACGCCTCCGGCTTCTTATGCTCCGGGCAAATCCCCCGAACCGGGCAATTGTCGCAATCCTCATTCCGCACAACCTCGCCCGGCTTATCGGCTTCTTTGAACCCGTGCCAATTGTCCCTCCGTGCGGACGCTTCGGCGAAATTCTCCATTGCTTCAACTGCGACTTTCGCCAATATGTAATCCGGGGTATCGTTAAAATGCGCCTCCAAAGAATTACGGTTGATAACCTCGGCAATCTCTTTCAAAAATTTTTCTCTTTTGTTCATCGCTTTATTGATTTTTAGGTTTGTACTCTTGGCACGGCATAACGCCGCACGATTGTTCGCATTTGAACGCCTCGCAATAACCGTTCCCGTTGACATCCTCGTTTGTAAAGTTGGCGCAATTCCCGCATCCCTTATCGCCGGGTTCTTTCGGTACGCTTACGCCTTTCGGCTCAAACTCCCGGTTAAACTCTCTTTCCGGGCGGGTTGTCAATCGTCCGTCCGGTTCCCGGACAATGTAGTACGTTTCCGGGGCGTCAATGAAAATGCCGTTGCCGTCCGTGAACGAATAAAACGCCCGCCCGTTTGGGGTTCTCGGTATCGTCATGGTTCCGCCTCCGGTAAATCTCAACAGGTCGTCCAAATTGTCCCGGCGTACCTGTATTGCGTCAACTTCTAACAACGTGCGGCAATATCGGGTTCCCGCCGTGGCGTCCGGCTCAACTAACCGGGTGCGGATTTGTTCCGGGTATTCCGTCGGGTCGTACTCGACGTTGAAAACAACGGCGGCGTCTAACGTGTGGGTAACTAACAAGCGTTTTCCCAATCGTCCGGCGACTGCCTGTTTTAGTGCTTCAATTGCGTTTCCCTGTATCTCGGTTGTGTCAACCGTGATTTCGTAACGGTCGGGTTTTTCCTCGACCTCCGGTTGGCTTTTGGCAATATCGCCAATCATAACCAACAATTCCGCATCAAACGGGTTTAACTTACTTTCTGTCATGCTCTAATTTTTTATTCGTTCTTACTGTTTTCGGATATGCCAACCGCCAAAATATCGTTTTTCGGTCGGTTCTGTTGTACTTATCGCATTGCCTACCTATTCCGGGACAATCTTCCCTTTGGATTTTGCAGCGAACGCAACGTTGCGTAAATATTTCGGGGTTGTTGTTGGCTAATCGTGCATCCGCCGCCGTCCATATCTCGGCAATCAATACCATACCCCGGTAAACGCAACGTTCGCCGGGGTTGTACTCTCTGTTTGGGTCGAACGGTTCGGGTTGCTTAACTCTCATTCTTTGCCCGCTTCGTTTACATAGTAAAACAATGCGTCCAAATCGTCCTTTGCGCCTTTTACGCAAATTCGTACCCTATCGCCCCCAGCTAATGCGGTTTCGACAATCTCACAATTATACCGGGGGGCGTTTATCTGTATCATTGCCGCCGTGGTATTCGTTACAAACTCGTTTCTTTCTTCCATGCTCTCGGATTTTTGAAGTAAATTAAATGCCTCCGTTGGTTCGTTCTCGCTTTGACACGCCCCCAACAAAAGCGTTGCCAAAGATAACAATAAAATCTTTGCTTTCATCGTTTTACCTTTCTTTTAATCCATATAAACCGTATGCCAATGCCGACAAACAATATTTTCGCCTCAATATCAACATAACGGTCGTAACCGTTTATTGCATCAATGGATACCCCAAATTGCCAACTATGATATTGCCAATACTCACGGGCGTAAACATAGACGCCGACCCGCCCAACGTGTATGCCTGTTTGGACGGTGTGTTTGTCCTTACTCATTGTGTGCCTCCTTTCTTGCTAATTCATAACCCTTTTTATCCATTACCATTGCCACGGGGTACGGCAATATACAATCTTTGGTATAAACCAAATTGTAAATCCCCAATTGCCCCTTAACCGGAAATTCAATAACCCGGCGGGGGTTGCGCATCAACCACCCGTACCCCTTTGTTATTTTCGCCCTCTTTTCCTTTGGAATCCGGGTGTTTTCCCAATCCTCCGGCGTAAACTCTTTTATCGGCTTTACGTCGTACAACTCAACCAATCCCAAAGTAACGCCGCTTTCCATTCCCGGATAAACCGGGGACGCTGCGGAACATATCAGCACGTCGCCACGGTATGACGTGTTTTTGCTCCGAACTTCAATTGTCTTTTTCCCGTAAACAATACCGTTTTCGTCCTTGTACGCCTCCGTTACCAAATCATTTGCGTATGGCTGTTTTACGGTCAACGCACGCCAACGGTCGTGTTTTTCCGGGTTGTAATCCTTATTGCTGTACTGCATATTTACTTTTTATTTTCGGGTTCCTCGGTTTCGTCGTCGGGTTCCGGGTAATGGATAAATCCAATTTGCCGGACGTTTTGGATTGGCTCGTAAATGATAACGACAACATCGCCGTCCGTCCTTACTCCGACCAATCGGCAATCGGCGGGAACCTCAACCCGTATTTCACTTTTCATTGTTAAACAAATCCCAATTAACAGGGACACAATACCCCGGCAATTCTCCCCGGTCAATCCCCAACGGATTAACAATACTATCTTTCCAATAGATACGGGGAGAATGTTCCGGGCGTCCCTCCCAATGTTCCGTAATAGTGTCGTAAATCAATCGTATTTCCCGTTTCGGATATTTGCCGCCGCTCTGCAACCCGATTTTATACAGGTCAACGAACGGATACGACAATTTGATTATCCCAATTGCCCGGTCGTACATTCCCGGCGGGATTGGCTCCACGCTTGCAAAGGTGCGGAACCCGTGGCGTTTTGCCCGTGCCAACACATTAACCCGCATCATATTTGGGTCGGCGTTCGGCTCCAATTCGTCGCAACCTGTCAACGTTGCGCCCAAAGCGATACGGGACACGTCCCAACCCTCGGACGCCTCGGCAAAATCAATGAAGCGGTTCAACCCCTCGGCGCATTTGCTCAATATCTTAACCGGGACGCCGTGGCGTTGGCATACGCCGACCGCTTGACGGGTCAACCGTTCCGTTTCCGGCAACAACGGGTCGGTCGTGAACGAAAAGAATAACCCCGTTTTCTGCAATTCCTCCTTATGCGCCAACAATTCGTTTTTGAAAATATCCAAAGCGTATGGATATTCCCGCAACGTCTTTTTCAACTCCGGGCGACTGCCTCCCAATACCTTTGCGCCACGACCTTTGCGCAAATAACAGTAAGTACAACCGTTGGAACAACCGACAAAGAAATTGGCGGCGTTCTCGGCGTATTCCCCGGCTTTACCTTTTGGGCTGTAAATAACCCGTCCGTTTATCGCTCCCATATCGTCAACGGCTTAAAATGGTAAATCGTCGTTTCCGTCGGGGGCGGGTGCATCCGGCACGGGCGGCGGCGGTACTTGCGCCCCGGCTCCGGTCGCTTTCGGGGTCAACATTTCCATATTGGTTGCGACTATCTCGGTAACATACCGTTTGACGCCTTGCGCATCGTCATAACTCCGGGTTCTCAATTCGCCCTCAATATACAGTTTGTCGCCCTTTTTGACGTACTGATTGGCGACCTTTGCCAACCCGTTTTGCAATACGACGTTATGCCATTCGGTATGCTCCGGGATTTGCCGCCCGTCCTTTGTGGTATAACCTCGTTTCGTGGTTGCCAACGAAAAGGTCGCCACGCAACCCCCGTTGTCGAACTCCTTAAAATCCGGGGCTTTCCCGGTATGTCCCATCAAAATAACCTTGTTTACACTCATACAAAAAACGCTTTAATTATCCAAACAATGATACTATACAACGCCCACATATAAGACGCAACCGTTAACGTCACGAACGTGTATAACGCAATTTTATATCCGGTTTTTGATTTTATTTTCATGTCACTTGAATTTTACGCAATCCAACAAATATTGTTTCTTATTGTCCGACCATCCGGCGGCATGGTTTATCGCTTTTCGGTCGTCGTCGTGTACGAACTCACAAACCCAACCGCCGACGCTTGATTTTTGAACTAATCGAACCAATTTACCAACAATGAAAGAACGCAATTTGTAATAACCTGAATTTTCGCCAACAAACAAAACCCGTCTTTCTGCATTTATTTCGGGCAGATTTTCGATTTGCGGGCGTTTCTCCCTTTCCGGGTACCTTTGTACCCTTTTAAAATCATTTTGGATTGAACGGCGGGAAATTGCCCCGTAATCGGGTGTTCTTTGTTTCGTTCTCATAATTTATATTTTTCTTTTTCTTCTTCTGTCCAATCTTTTTTAGGTTTTAAAGCCATAGGGTGCGTTTCCCTATTATATCTTATTTTTGGGTTACAAAGACAATTTTTACATTGTTCACATTCTGACGGTTCTATGGAACCGTATTCTTTCGCATACTTGCAAAGAAAACAATCTTCATTCATTTGTTGAATTACGTCTATTTGCCTTACTATATTTCTTACACAAGCATCTAAATCAATAAAATCTGTATATCTTTCATCTTGTGTTTCTACCGTATATCTATCAACAAACCTTATTCCGCTGTTTCTTTCATCATCAATGTCTTTAATTCCCTCGTCTTTCAATTTGCGTGATATATTTAGCTGTCTAAATTCCAAAATATCATTCAAAAAATCATTAAGCCATTTTTTAAAATCTTCCCACGTGTTCCATTCAAATATTTTGAATGTATCTTTTATACTCCCGTTACAATCGGGCGTTTCATCGCACCACTTATTAATTTTTTGAACTATTTTATTTATACCTTCCGGGTTATGATAAGGGTGCATTTGATATATAACACCTACTACTGAATTTATAATCAGTTTATTTGTAATTCTAACTTTGCTCATAATTTCAAAATTTGATATTCTTTCTTTAATAGTTCTATAACCTTAACGTTTCCGGGATAAATGCGCATATTTTTACGGTCGCCATTTTCCCAACGGTTGTGCATTTCAAAACAAAGGATATTGATATTGCGGGGGTCGTGCGCCATTTCCGGGTGCGAACCCCTCGTTAGGATATGCGAACAATAAACGGCGGAATAACTCGACAACGGGCGCAATGTTTCCTCGCATTGGTGCGGCTTATGTTCCCAAATCCACCTAAAAAACCGTTCGTTTGCCTGTGGGATATTCCCACGACCAAAAACGCAATACCCGAACAATTCCCGTTGGATTTCGACACGCAACCGAATATCCATTGTAAACCGCTTGTAATCCAATAGGGGGCAAAACCCCCTATCGGTTACAAATTGGTATTCTTCCCGGTCTGTTAGCAATATCGGCTCCATTGCTTACATATCCGCCGTTTCGTCCTCCGGGTCGTCCTCGTTAGCCGGGTCGCCGACCTCCGGGAACAATCCGTCCTCCTTTTCCGGCTCTGCGACCAAACCCGGTGCGGGTTCGCCGTCAGCCCCGAACAATTCCAATTGCGCCTTTTTGCCTTTGAACAAAAATGCGTAAACCTCGTTTTCAATGTCCGCAACGATTGCTTCCAATTCCTCCTCAAAACCGAACGTTTCGGTATTGAATTTCAGACGGGGCGAACTTATCGCCATCTTTTGGTTGTTGGATACCGTGAACAATCCCGTAAGGACGACCCCAACGTTATCGTCTTGACCGGAATAGGACACGCCCCGAACCTCAATGTTTTTCAACATTTCGTCGGCGAAATTGCGGGCGACCTCCTTTTGGTTCTTGTTCGCCTTAAAATCGTCGGTTTCGACCATTGACAAAAAGGACGTGATATTGAAAATACGTCCCATGATTGGGCGCAAGCGGTCGAAACATTCCTGCAAATCGGGGTGTATATCCTTTGCGCTCTCGACGTGGTATTTGTTCGTATAACTTTCGTTGCCGATTGTTTCGGTAACTTCATAATGAACATCCAACCCGCCGTCTTTTAACGTCTTGACTTTCGATAATGCAAACGACTTTTCCGACGGTATCGGCATTACGTTTGCGGTTTCTTTTTTCTCGCTCATTTTTTGATAATTTATTTGTTGCCGGGAACCCGCCCGGCTCGGTTTTACAAATCTTCCTCAACGTATCGTTTTAACTCGGCTTGGAACAATTCCCGTTCCTCGGCTTCCGTTGCAATCAATTCGTCGTACAAATCTTGGTCGAATATCTCGTTAATCGCATCGTCCAACAAAGCAATCAATTTTTCCGGCTTAACGGCGTCTAATTCGACCTGTCCCAATCCGTCCCAATTTGCCGTCCGGCTGTCTGTTTCCTTTGCCGGGGCGGGCGGCAATCCCCATTCGATAACCTGTTGTTCCATTAGGGCAATACGGCGTATTTCAACCCCGTAAACCCCGAATTTCTCCAAATTCTCGCCAATTGACCGGGGTATATCTTCCCCGGACGGGTCGTAATCTCCGAAATACAGGATTATAGGTTGTTTCCCGTTGCTTATGGCGTCCCGCATACGCTCGGACAATTCATATAAGAACGTCAACGACGGATACCCTTTGCAAGCACCAACCGCAATGCCCCATTTGGCGCACGGTTTCGCAAAAACGCCCTCCAATGCTTTCTTTTCAATAAGGATTTCGGGATAATAGGGTTGATTTTCCCAACGGTTTTTCCCATACGAACGCATCCACGCCCGAACCTGTTGTTTTGCTTCGTCCTGTTTGTCCTCCAAATTGGTTGGCTCGGCGTGGGTATAACCACACATTGCCCTATCTCGGTCGCTGAACGCCTCAAAATCAACCCGACCGTCCCACCGGGCGACCTCCATTGCGGCGACGACACGTTTGTAATGTTGCAACGTGTTCGTCATGCCGATACTAACCAATTGATAATGCAACGCACGGATTGTCAAAACTCCGGGTTCGTATCGGCTCAAAATCTCAACGGAATTTTCAATTATCCAATCCCGTGTAAATTCGTCTTTCGTTCGCTTTGCCATATTCTAAAAATCTGTTTCGTCCAACAAATCCTTTGTCGTCTTATTCCGGGCGACCGCCGGGCGTTGAGGCTCCGGGATTGGTTCCGGTTCCGGTACGGGTTCCCGCTTGGGGTTCCCGGTTCCGATTGGCTCCGTTACGGGGTTCGGGTCGTAAAACTCAATGCCCCCGTTTCCGGGCTTTTCCGGCTCAAATTTCGCTTTGAGTTGTTCCGCCGGGTATTCCTTTTGCTTCAATTCGATAATCCCCAATTCGACCAATTCCGGGACGCATCGGCGTAATGCCTTAACGTCCTGTAATGCGTCGTGCGCCGGGAATGTTTCGCCGGGGAACAACTTTGCAAATAATTCCTCCAATTTGGGGAATTTTCCCGGTTTGCCATTCTGATACAATGCGCCGACAAATTTAATAGTTTTCATCATTGTATCAATGCGCTTTCCCTTGTGCAATGCGTCCTCGGCTTTGGCGTCGTAATACTCTTTGCCGCAATAACGCAAAATGTTCGCTTTCAACATCGACGTATCGAAATAAATGTTGTGCGCACATACAAGCGGTGCGGCGGCGGCATCCGTCAAAAATTCGTCGATAACCTCGGCAAACGGTACACCCTCGGCAATTGCCCGTTCGGTCGTTATTCCGTGTATTGCGGTTGTTTCCGGCGGTATCTCGTAATTGTCCGGCTTAATTATAAAACTGCGTTCTTTGTCGCCGAACGCCCACGCCAATTGTACGACGTGCGGGAATTGGTTAAAATCCGCATCCCATTTCAAACCCTTTGCGGGTACTCCTGTTGTTTCGCAATCGAAAAAACAAATGTCTTTTAATTCAAATTTCATGCTCTCGTTACTTTTTTATTCGTTAAATAATCGTTTTTGCCCGTCGTCGTTGGGCGTTTGCTCAACATATTTTGCCCGTGTAATCCAAACGCACCCGCAACGCAAACACTTTATCCTGCTGTAATGCTTTTGGCGTGTATTCGTAGCGAATAATCCGCCAACCCGCCAACGGGTAATTCTTACGCTTTCCGTTACACTTGCAAAACATACCTTACAACGTTCGGGGGTCGTCAATATACGTGTTGTATTCCTCGGCGGCAATCTGTTTGAGTGTTTCGATATGCTCGATTAACTCGGCGTTCGACAATTCCGCCACGGTGCGCAATTCGTGGGAATATTTCCCGGTTTCCTCGTTGACCCGCTCGACGTACATAATTGGGGAAAACTCCCTCAACCTCCGTTCCGTTTGTTCCTCCGTAAGACGTTCGCCCGACTCCCAAATGGCGTGTCGGAACGTGGGTACAACATAGTTGAAATAATAGCCTTTCAAAGCCTCGGACGAACCGGGCGACGCAACAATGAACCGGGCAATTATCCGGGAACCTTTCCAACCCTTGAAAAATTCGTTTAATTCGCCCATGTACATTGCCAACCCGCCGTTATTATTTATCGTCCCCGTTGCCGTTATTTCTCGCTTTCTCATCGTCGATTAACTTTTGCATTGTGACATTAAACGCTGTCATTCCAACCGCACGGATAAACGCCCGTTCGCTCGACGAATACCCGGTTGCGACCTTATCCAACACTTTTGCGAAAATAATAACGAAATTTCCCGGTTCCCACTGCCCGGCATTGTGCATACGGTCGATAACGTGCGCCCGCAACCTCGTATTATTCCGGGTCGCATCCTTACGGGCTTTCTCCCGGTCGTTCCAAAGGCTCGTTAATTGGCGTTTCACATTCTCAAAAAACAACGGCGTTTTCAACACGTCCTCAATTGTCATTTCTTTAACTTCCATATTGTTTTGTTTAAGGGACGCCGGGGAACCGACGCCCCCGGTTAATTACTCGGTTTCGCTGTATTCCTCAATAATTAAATCGTCCTGTCCTCGCTTGACTTCCTCGATAAATCCTTGATAGCCTTCTTTCCGGGCTAATTCGATAAGGGATTGCAGACGTTTTGCGCCCAAACTTTCGCCCCTCGCAATGCGGAATACCTTAACGGTCGGATTGCTTGCGATAATCAATTTTGCGGCAACCTCCATTATCTGACTATCCGACACTTTCCCGGCGACAAACGGCACACCGTTTAACTCCAACCCGTCGTCCGTGAACGTCAACCCGGCAATCGGCAATTCCGATTTCGCAATAAGGGTTTCCCGCTCTTTGAGCAAATCCGACAACTTTTTTTCGTGGGTTTGGGCGACCTTTTCGGCGGCGTCCTTTTGCTTTTTCTTCGTCAGATAGTCCACAACCAACGCATTGATTTTGTTGTGTTCCTCGGCTTGTTTGAGGCGTTCGGCTGTATCCAAATTCTCCGGGTTGTTTTCCTCGTACTTTGCCAACCATGCGGCGGCGTTGTTCTTGCGGGTTTCGTAATCGGCTTTATCCGTTTGGATTTGCGCCAATGTTTCGTCGTATTTGTCGGCGGCGGCTTTCGCATCGGCTTTGCTCTTTTTCTTTGCCGCTTCCAATGCCTTTTTTGCCTCGGCAACAATCCGGTCGTATTCGGCTTGGGCTTCCGCCTCATACTTTATTGCGGCGTCAATCTCTGTATTCTTGGTTTCCTCGGCGGCTTTGATACGACCGGGGATTGCCTCCAATTGTTCCGTCCGGGTTTGCAATGCGGTACGCACAGTTTTCGCTTTCTCAATCAACCGGGCGTTCTCGTTTTGTTCCTCCATTAAATCGGCAATGTCGATTTTCTCGGCATACGTTTTTACGTCGCCCGGTTTCAACTGCCTTTCGGCGGCGGCGCAAATGGTCGTGTACGTCTTGACCTCGGCGTTGGCGTCCTTTCTTTTCTCCTTAACGGTCATAACCTCGGCGTCAATCTCGGTAATACGTTTTTGCACATTCTCCGGTAACAATGCCCGGACGTATTGCACTTGCTTTCGGCGACCCTCGGCGGTTTCAGACCACCGGGAAAACTCCACGGCGTCAAAATCCGTATATCCGAAAACCTTTTGCAACATACTTACGTTATCCGACCGCATCCCGGTTGTTTTCTGTTTGATTGATAACGTACCACGGGGGTTGGCTTTGGTAAACCGCAATTCAACGTCGTATTCCTCGCCGTCGTCGCCAACTACCATTTTGGCAAACCCTTTGTCCTCGCCATTGCGCAACACGGCGTCCCGGTTCCCGGTCAATAACGCCCCGATTGCCTTTAATAGCGTGGATTTTCCCAACTCATTGTCCCCGGTAATGAAATATACATTACCCTCAAAATCTGCGTTGAACTCCTTAATTACTTGGAAATTCGACAACTCTAATTTTTTGATAATCATTTTATCGCTCTTTTTATGCCGGGGTTGCCCCCGGCGGTTACTACTTATTTGTTTGTTAATATCATTCTTTGGTGTATCATGCTTTGCACCTTGTTAAGCGCATCCCGGTTGGCGTCAACCTCCGACCGGGTGCAATCGGCAATAAAGTTTTCCAAACGCTTATACAGGTCGTTCAACTCTTTTGCCGTCATTGCATGGCGAACGGCTCCCAATTCGTCCTTATCCATTTTTGCAAATTCGTTTAAGGGTTTCCAAATCGCAACGTTTGGGGTCGTCGGCGTTCTTTGTCGCATCAATTAACGTCATATCATTTGTTTTTGCCGTCCAACTTTTACCCGTAACGGGCGACGTGTAAGTTACTTTGTAATGTCCGTACCCGGCAAACTCAAACCGGAAATCGCTGATTGTTGTTTTCGCTCTCATTGCTTTTATTTTTTTAGCATTACCGGGAAAACGCCCGGTCGTTGTTATTTCATGCCACAAAAATACGGGGAATATTTTAATTTCCAAAATTTTTTCTTTTTATTTTCGTGTTAGGGCAAAAAAAATCCCGATACGGCGCAAGTCGTACCGGGATAAAATCAAAATAATTTCATTTGCGTATCTGTTAAGACGGCAATAACGCCGTCAACTTTTTGTTCCCATGCCGTCCGGGTTGCAATCTTTTCCGGCGTTGGGTTCCGTTCGCACCTCCGTTGGTTGTGGCGCATCTGTTTAACCATGTACGCCAATTCTTCCAACGTTATTTTCGCCGGATTTTCGATTTGCGGGCTTTTGTTTTCGTCTGCCATACTTTTACCCATTCAAACAAAATAATCGAAATACGTGGCTTAAAACAAACGGTCGTGCATCGGGGCGGGCAAATTCTCCAAAACCCAACGGGGGTTGTTGTGCAAAATGTACCGTCCAAAGTGCATTATCATAAGGGCGTCGGCATTCCACAACGTCGCCTTAACATCGGGGTAATAATCGGCGGCGGCTCGTTGGTATCGCTTTTTGCGCTCCGGCTTTTCCTCCCCCTTAACCCGCAATTTCAATTCATTTTGCCATTTTTGGGGGTGTACCAAAACAAACGGTACGTCGCACATGGCAATTATCGTTTTCAGTTTCTCGAACTCGGATAACAGTTTTTGAACCCGGAACGCCTTACCGGGGTTGTCGGTTATATCATCCGGGCGCAATTGCACCTTTTCGACGAATACCAACGGGCGGCAAATACTTTTCATGTACTCAAACCATTGTTTCAACTCCATAAGGTCGCCCGGCATTTTAATAACCTCGGTTTTGTGGTTCGGACGCCAAACAGCAATCCCCCCGGATTTTCCGGGGTCAATGCCAATAATACAATCAATCGTTATTTTGTTCATTTCCAAAAATCTAAATAGTTATCAATCTGCAATTCGTCCGCAATCATACGGTCGAACGTGCGTTTTATCTCTTTGTCCCTCGCAATCTCATACGCCGTAAAATCCAATTCCGGGGCGTCGGTTCCCTTACGTTGAACGTGGTACGCCTCGTACTTGTTGACGAACCCACGGGCGACACGTTGCATATATCGGGCAAATGCTTGTTTGCGGTCGTCCTCGGTTCCGGCAACCTCATTGGCAAAACCCAACTTTCGCAACCAATCATAAATCAATATTCCGTCAGTAATCCCCAACACAAACCGCCCGGTATATTTATATTGCAAAAATACCTCCCTACATCGGGCGACGACTTGGTTGTGATAATACCGTTTTTCCTCCGGCGTCAATTCCTTTTTCGGCTCCGGCAATGCCTTATACGCTTTATGTATAACCCCGTTTTGTTTCCGGCGGTATGCGTTCAATATCTTTGCGAAATAATCGGCGTTAAACTGTTGGTAATGCTTTTTGTCCGGGTTGCCTTGACTGTCTTTCGGCAAATAGTCGTCCAATTCCCCGGTCGTCGCCAATTCAAATGCCAACTTAATATCCGCCAATGTCATTTGCGAATAGTATTTTTTGAGTATATCCAACAACCGGGTACAAATGTACGCCCAATCTTCCGAATTGGTCGGGATTATATACCCGACGTCCATTGCAATAAACCGGAACATTTGCCCGGTTTTCGCAATCAACGTGTCGTCGTCAATATCGGCAATTTGCATTTTCGTTGAGGCGGCGAAAATGTACTTTTCGACCCCGGATAACGATTTGGCAACCTCCGGTAATTGCAACATTTGTCGGCGTATGTCGATTGCTTTTGTACCGGGCGTTGGGTTGTATATCGCCAACGCCACGGATTGCGTATTTACTGTTTCCGGCAAATTTTCCATAATCAATAATCGTTGTTAAGAAATTCCATTGCGCCCGCCACGTTCAACCGTTTTTGCGGGGCTTGGTATTCCGGTTTCAAATGCAATTTCTTTTTCTCAATATCGCCCCGGATAAAATTGCGTACCGTCGCAATCCAACCCGTGCGGGTTCGCTTAACTCCCTGTTTGGTTTCCGACCAATCGGCGACCGTGTGGAAATAATAAATCAAATCGACCTTTTCAAATTCCGGCGTCGCAAACAGTTTTTCAAACTCGGAATAATCATTTACGCCGTCCGCCCCGAACTTAACCAATTTGTAAACATCGGAATTGCGAAATATGGACGTTCTTTTTTTATCCTTTTCCAAATCCTGTTGTTGTTCCGGGAATAAATCCCCGACAACAGGGTTGGCGGGTTTATCCTTATCCGTATCAATAGAGTTATCTATATCATTATCTAATATAGGGTTGGATTTTCCAACCGGGGGGGTTGGATTTTCCAACCGGGGGGGTTCGCAATAACGAACCTTATTTTTTTCGTACTCAAATTTGTTAATATACTGTTTCTCAACTAACGATTTGAGTATTTTAATAACGGTCGTTTTATCTAACCCCGTCCACTCAATTAGGTATTTCAACGAACCCTTAAAACGGCTTTCCCCGTCTTGACTAAACCCATGTATCAAAGCGAAAACCAACAATTCGTTACCTTTCAACTTTAACCGGGTAATCATTGGGGCTAAAATGGTTATATAATTACTATCTCTAATTGTCATGTTGCAAAAATTTAATATCCGTTTTATCCGCCCGGTTTGCACCATTGCAAGAAAAACGATAACATGAATATTGTCGCAAAAAACAATTTTCGCAACTGTTACTTTTACGCTCAACGGCTTTTAACTTGGTTTGTTGTCGTCGTCCTGTATTATTGTCTGTATAAGTCAGCGTAATAATACCGTTCAATTCAATGTCAAATTTCCGTGCCATTGTCGCCGCCCTCCAATTGTTTAACAGGTTCCCACGCTTTACGCACTTTCAAAACATTGTCCGGGCTTTCGTTCGGAACCAACGAAACAACCGGGAACCGGGATTTGTCGCCGGGCTTTTGGGTCGTGGCAAATTGTACGTTCAAATCAAATATAATTCCCTTACAAAATCCCCGTTCCGCCAACATACCGTCGAATGTTTCCCGGATTTGCGGGATTGTGGACGCCGTACCCTTTGTTGAAAACTGCCATACCCCGGCAACGCCACGTACCAACGGTACAATAAAATTCAATGTCAACGTAATTTCCCAACCGTCGTGTCCGTCCTGTTTGCTTTTCCGATTGGGGTAACGCTTGGTAATTGCCAACATCAAATTCGGGTATTCCTCCGTTGTCAATGTTTCGTACTTTTTGCCGTCCCAAACTTGGAACGTTTCGCCGTCGCCCGCCGCAATCAATCGTCCGTCGTCGTCCCGGTACTCGTACCGCTCGTTGCATACTTTCGCCGGGTCGTCGTCCGGGAAAACGATTTGAATTGTTTGGGGTTTTTCGCCGTATGCCTGTGTAAATAACCCGGCATACTTTCCCGTTGGTATGAAATAATCCACGCTTTGCGGGTATCCGTTGGCGTTTTTCATTCCGATTTTTATTTGTCCGACACGGGGCAAAATCAAACGGGATTTTTCCGCCTCAGGTCGTTTTATTCGTCCTTTCATGCTCTTTATATTTCGGGGTCGTCGTTCAACAATCTTTTCTTATTCTCGTTTTTGGGCTTTTTTAGCGCATTTGCGGGCTTTTGTTCCTTTTCCGGTGCAACAGTCCGTTTTTCCGTCTTTCGTCCCGTGGCGGGCTTCTTTTTCGCCTCCTTTGCCGTTTTCCCGGTGCGTTTCACAATCTTTGTTTTCTTAATCTCCGGTTCCGGCGTTTGTTCCGGGGCAACCGCATCCGCTTTGACGGTATCGGCGGCGTCCGTGGTTTCGTCCGGGGTCGCCTCTTTGGGGGCTTTCGTCTTAATCAATTCCGCCAAAGACAACGATATTACATTTTGGGACAAATCCGGGTTATCGTCCAAAACAACCATACCATTAACCGCCGTATATGTATTATCCCGCTTTTCGTCCTCAATGGCGGCAATCTCCAACAGATAGGGGATTTTGCGTATATTGGGGCTTTCGGTTTGCTCTTTCAGATTGTACGACGGTTTTTTGCGCCAATCTTTCGGGCTGAAATTGAAAATACGGGTAACGGGGAATTGCTCAAAATTGACATTCCACATATCCCGGTACATCCCCAATTGTATTTCGCTTTCCTCGTAAAAGCCTTTGCGCCCGCTTTTGAAATCGACAATTGCGTTAATCCGGTCGTCGCTTCCAATCTTTGCCCGCATGGTACACGGGCAATCAATCATTCCGGCGTACTTGTAATACGGGTGTACCAACGCAATTTCAACGGCTAACGGTCGTACATCATAATCCAATACGAATTGCGCAAACGCCAATACGTCCTTTTTCAAATCGTCGGCGTAATAAATAAAGTCGTCCGGCAATCGGTAAACCTCAATGTATTCTTTTAGTTTGCCTTTTAGCCCGTCCAAATCATACGCTCGGTTAATCAATAATTCCTCAAATGCGGCGTGCATAAACGTTCCATACGCCGCCCGTTCGCCTTTGTATCGCTCGGCTTCCTCAATGCCTTTGTTCGCAATCCAATTTATAAGGTGCGGGGCTTTGGGTAATGTTTGGGACAATATAGTTGTAACCGACGGGAAAAACTCCGGGTTCCCGGCGTCGTCATATCGGTAATAATATCGGTGTCCCTTGCTGTTTAACTGCCAAACCTTATACGGGGGTTCAATCAATGTTTTTTCGTCGAAAAACATTGCCGTCATTTCCTCAACCGTCATGCCCGGTATTATCTCAAACACTCCGGTTGGTTGTTCCGGTTGAACATCAACGAACGGGGGAATAATTGTTTGTTGTTCCTCGTTAATCTCCGGGAACATATCCGGGGCAACATTGCCGACGGTTCCCGCAACCTCTTTTACCGGGTCGCCCGGTTTATCGCTCTTTGCTCTCATTACTTGTACTTTTTATATTCTGAAATTCCACATAATACCATTGCGGCGCACATTGCCGCAAATAACAATTGCCACGGGTTCCAAAATGCGCCAATCAAACAACATAACCCCAATGCGCCAAACGTAACAATTAGGGCTTTCGCTTGAAACAACCCGGAAAACATGGTTTCGGCGGCGGCTTCCAACCATTCGATAAACTTACTTTTCATTGTTTCCGCCCTCCATGCCAAACAGGTAATCCGCCGTACAATCCAACATTTCGCAAAGAATAACGACCCATTCCGGGACAATCCGTTTGGTCGTGCCGTTACATAAATTCGTCATATTTACCTGTTGTGCGCTCTCCCTTGCACCCTCAAAAAGACGGGCGGCAATGTCTTTTTTCAAAACCTTTTTCCCGTTCGCCTCGGAACGGGCGATTGCTTCGTTTACTCTTAATCTCAATGCCATAACTTAAATTTTTTTGTTAATAACTTGGTTCGTTGCTCTCTTTGTATCCGCAATTGCGGCACGTTTTTTCCTCCCAAATCGGGCTATATTCCGGCGGGGTCAAATATCCGTCGCCTCCGGTACGTCTATACTCGCCGTCTGTAACCTCCATTTCCCCGCCACACTCCGGGCAATCATCGTCGCCAATCAATACACATTCCAACAGGGCGTCCAAATGGACGGAACGAACCGGGTAAATACCAATTGCCCGGATAACGTCCACCATTTCCACAACGGTAACATCCCGTTCGTAACAATCGGCGACCGGGAACCCCCAATTGTCGCTTATGTTCTCGATAATCTGTTTGTTGATTAACTCCGTAACGATTGTTTCGGATACTTGGTTGGCTGTTTTCCCGCTTTCGGTCGCCAACATCTTTAATTGCTCACTTTCTTTTATTTTCATATCATTTCCCGGTATCCCTCCGGGTAGGCTGTTAATCTTTTGTTCTGCAAAGGTAGAAAGATTTTTTAATTACCAAAAATATAACCTTTGTTTTGCGAAATCATTTTTGCCGGGTGCGTGAAATATCCGATTTTTAACCTACCTTTGCAATACCGCATTACCAAAAATCGCTCTCGATTACTGCGTACCGAACCCCCGGCGTATCTGTTACGTCCGGGGGTTCATCTTTTCCAACGCCATTTGCGCCGCACAATAACAAAATCGGTATATATTGCCATAATATCCCGTTTGGTCGGTTATTTCCTCAATAACGCCCGCCAGATATTCCCCAAACGCCACATATTCGTATTGCGTTGGGTCTACCCCAATGCGAACTCAAACGTAATGTCAATATATTTGTTCCCGACCCGGTTAAATGCGTGGTCGATTGGTATAAATACGTTCGTTTTGCCCTCAACGTATTGCACCCGGTCGGGAAATAACAACGTCAGCAAATGCGCATTTTTATAACACTCTTTGACTGCCGGGCGAACCGTCCGGCGTATCAATTCAATTTCCCGTTCGTCGAATACGTCCGCCGCTTTTACGACCTCAACACGTTTTGCGACGGCGATTGTATCGGTAAAATATTGTCTTTGTCGGTCGGGCAAATCCAATCGTAAGAACGCCCGCATTTCCTCAATAATTACGCTTTCCATATCTTAACCCTTTGTAAACCCCTTAAATGCGACGTGGTAAACGTCGTATTGTTTTCCGGTAACATAAAATTCAATCATTCGGTCGTCGTTACCGACGTCGTTTATTGCAATGGTCGGGTATGGTTCCCCCGGCAATTGGTTAAAACAGTCCTCAATTTCCCGGTATCCCTCCGGGAACTCCGAACGGTCGGCGGCAAAAAACCGGGTTAAACTCTCTTTTATTCGATTCAACATTTCGTCCCCGTTGGGTTCAAAATGCGCTTTTATTTTATCCTGTCGTCTTAATGCAAATCGCATGGTTAATAAATACTTTTTTGAAACGTCCACCGACCTTTGCGCACGTTTCGGGGTTAAACATTCCAATATGCGTATATTCCGGGGGTAATCCCAATTGGTCGGATAACCATTTGTACGCCTCCCGTCGCTTCATTAGTCCACGTTTGTACAATTCATCAAAATATCGGTGCGCTTCAATCTTACATCGGCGCAACTCGGCGTTTGCCAATCGACCCTTTGCCCGGTCGGTTCCCTTATGAACACCCACATACGCCCCGCATTGGGGACAATAATAAATCATTCCATAATCAACGCCGTAAACCTCAATACTATTTTTGTACTCGGTCGGAACGTGGCAATACGGGCAAATTCGACCGCTCAATATTTCCCGTTGTTCCTCTGTCAATCGTATATCCATAACAGGCAAAGCCGGGGTTATTCCCCCGGCTGTAAATATGCGATTGCGTTTAATTCCTTTTGGCGTTCGGTTGCCCAATTAACATTGCGGGCAATCCATTCGTCGGCGGGGTTCTCGGCAATCCATTCTTTCCGATAAGACGGCACAAAGTATGCGACTTGCTTTTTATACGCCCGTTCGGGATTTGCCAATATTTCCGTCGTGCGGCTCAACCCTTTGCCGTGGTCGCCTTTGCCGATTAAGTCCAACCGCCCAAAATAAAATTCGCCGTTGGCGGTACACGCCACATAATCACGGGCGGACGTTCTTGTTGAAATAACGTTGCCTTTTTCGTCGGTAACGGTGTACTGATACTTTTTGCCTTTCACTTTCTTGCTCAAAATATACTTTGCCATAATCTTTGTTATTGTGCCGGGGGACGAACCCCCGGCGGGTTATTATCTTATTTCGTACAAACTCAATGAATTTTCGCACAATACCCACGTCGGGAATTTAGGGTTTTGCAGATAACAAAGGCTATCTAATGCCGCCCGGCTTGTATAAAACCACAACCCAAATTTTTTGCCGATAAAATACATATCGTTTACCCCTGTTTCCCGGTATTTCTCCGACAACATTTGTTGGCTGTAAATGATTGACGAAAATTTAACTTTGCCGTCTAACTTGGTTGCAATCTCGGCAATGTCCGTCGCCTGTGTTCTTTTCTTTGTTTCCATATTTGAAATTTATTTGGTTCCGGGAACCCGCCCGGTCGGATTAGTAATAATAAAAGGATATTTTCAAACCCCGGCGCAACTTACAATGTTCGGCGTCTTTGACACAACGGAAAGCACGGCGCAATAATTTGTTCGCCATTTCAACGCCTACTAACTTAATCAAACTGGAAACGCCAACCAACGTGTTAATCTTTTTGCCGTTGAACAATCCGTTTACTTTGATTTTGAAAGTACGGTTAATCTCTTTTGTTGTATATTCCAAACCGTTGTAAATATCTTCGGGCTTCATTGTATCGCTCTTTTTGTTGCCGGGAAAACACCCGGTCGTTTTATTAACATGGCACAAAGATAAGGCATTTTATTTTTAACTACAAAAAGAATTTTCTTTTATTTTCGATTTGCAGATAAAAAAAGGTTCTTTTGGCTCCCTGCAAAGTTATTTTTGGCGAATTTTCATTTTAAGCCACTTTATTTGCCGGGGTGGACTTTATCCATTCAAACAAAATAATCGTTCTACGGGGCTAAAAACGGGCAAAAACAAAAAAGGGGTCGCAACACCATGTTACAACCCCCTGTTATTACTCTTTATATTTCCATTTATAGCCGCCCGCCGTGTTTAATGTTCCCCGTATTACTCGGCTTATACTTGTATGCGCTATCCCCGTTGCTCGTTCCGCCTCTCTTATACTTGAATAGGAACCAATCAAAAAACCGTCCTTTAATTGCTGAACCGGAATTTGCAGTTGTTTATATGGCTTTTGAATTATTCCGGCTTTTCGGTAACGCTCAATTGATATTGGATTGTTAGCGTTTTGCTTGCGGGTACTCCAACGTAAGTTGTCCGCACGGTTATTGGCTCGGTCGCCGTCGATATGGTCAATTTCCGGCAAATTGTCCGGGTTCGGAATAAATGCCGCCGCAACTAATCTATGAATTGCCGTTGTTCTCTTTGTCCTATTTTTACATAATACAACAAAGGAATAACCGTAACGGTCGGTTCCGGGCTTTAATATCGTTTCTTTAACTTTGGCAACTTGCCCGTTTTTTCTTACTATTTTACGGGGCAATGATTTTATACGCCCGTTGCTACTAACTTGGTATATTCCTATATACCCGGTTAAATCTTTCCAAATTTCCATATTACCAACATTAAGACGCCAACAAAAGAGAAACGGGGACGGGCTGTTGGCTTTACCCTTTCGGTTGGTAGCTACTCCAACCTATCCCCGTTTGAGTGCAAAGATAGTTATTTTTCGATTGTCACAAATTCGACCCCTAATATTTTTGTTGCGGGGTTTTTGCTAACTACATCAATTTGCCGATTTTTGATTTTCTTTGTTTTCCATAAAAAACCCAACCAACGTTTGTATTGTACCGTTTCGACAATCAACAGACTATCCCGGTTTATATGCGTCCCGGTAAATTGTCCGTCCGGCGTGGCGCATCCGTGCAACTCAAACCACGGTTCGACAATATCGACGCATCGTAAAACGGTCGTAACCGTATCGCCGGGCAAATATACAATACTATCCCGGACGGTTGCCCGCAATTCGTTGATTGTTTCCATTTGGGTTGTTGTAACCCGTTCCAAATCCCGGTTCTTTGCCTGCAACGTCTTTATCAACGCCAAATCGTCCGCCCGGTACTTTTTGTATTCCGCCAATGACAACTCCAAATTCCCGACTTTGATTGCGTTCAAACTGTCTTTCGTTTGGTACGTCTTGACGTCCTGCAATAGTATTTCGGTATTGCTCCGGTATTTGTCCCGTTCGTCCGTCAGACGCTTAATTTTGGCGTGTTGTACCCAAAGGGCGGCGGCAACCGCCAAAATGATTGCCGCCCAAATCAAATACTTTTTCATAACGTCAATACCCTTTTAATCGCGGCAACGTGCATATTGGCGATACGTTCCCGCCCGTCCTCGCTCATTATGAAACGGCAATCTTTTTCGGTATCCATGAAAAAGTTTTCCGTAAGAATTGCCGGGCAACTCGTGTGTTTGAGGATATAAAACGCCGCTTCCTTATCCGGGTCGCCGTCGGCATAATCGAAACGCATACGCCAACCGTCGGGGGAAAATTCCCGCCCCGCTTCCTCGAAAAATACCGTTGCGATTGCATCGGCGGGGGTTTGTCCGGGCGACGTGTAAACCTCCCAACCCGTACCGCCCCCGGCGTTTGCGTGTATGCTTAATACATATACCTTACCGTCGTTATCTTTGGCGATTTGATTTGCCCGCTTTACACGCTCCGATAACGATATGTCGTTTTCCTCCGGTACTAATATACGATATGGTATGCCGTATAAATCCAACTTTTCCGCAATGCGGCGTACAATATCCCGGTTAAACTCCCATTCAAACAATTGGGTACCGTCCCCCCAAATGGGGGAACGTTTTCCGGCTGTTTCTTTTCCGTGTCCGTTGTCTAAAATAATAACTTTACTCATTTTCTTTTTCTCCTTTCTTTTTATTGTTTTTGTCGGGGTAGTCCCCAAATTCTTTTTCCAATCTTTCAATTATCGATTGCAAATGCGACGGCAAAGCCCTTGTAAACTCCAAACGGATAACATGGTAAATAATACGTAATGCCAAATTCCGGGGGTACGCAATAATAAGATTGCGGAACGCATTTTGCAAATACACGTACATAAACACATAAGTAAGCGATTTAACAACAACAATTGCCGCTTGGCCGTCGCCGCAATTTTTCATAATGATAAAAATCGCCTCCACAATGAACAGATACAAAAACAATTCGCACAATGCGTTTTTAAATTTACGGAACGAAAAGTTTTTGCAGCGCACAATCGCCACGCCGTCCGCCCTCATTCCCGCCCAAATATTGAACGCAAACATTACTACTAACGCATAAACAAAACCCTTTGTCGGGGTTAAATACCCAAATAACGGGCTAACCGTGGAAATGGCAATAATACGACATTGTTCCCAATTCATAATTCTTTCCATAACTTTATATTATTATTCTACAATATCCGGAACACCTGCAATTATAGTATTTGCAATTATTTCAGAACCCAATCCGGTTGGGTGTACATTATCACTGCTTAATAATCCACTAAACCAATTTGAACCTTTTTCATTTGCACCTAATACAGACGAAATGTCAATATAAGGCAATCCGCTATTGCGTATTATCTGATTTTTAAATGTATGTATTCTTTCCGGAACATTTGGAATTGTACAAGGAATTAACTGTATGTTCATAATTGCACATAACTTTTTTAATTCATTAAAGATATTATTCCAACTTTCATTTACTGCAATTTCTGTATCGGGATTATTCATTCCTAACATCCAAACTATTCTTTTTGGCTTACCATATTTTAAAGCTAATAAAAGTGAATCATATCCACCCTGCGCACTTCTTCCGGAATATCCATCTAAATAAAAATTACTTCCTCCATTTGCATAACATTTTGACGGCCAAAAGTCAGTATAAGAGTTACCAAATATCCATGTATCTTTATCCATCCATGTACCGCTATGCGATAATGTTATATTTGTATATGTTCCGGAAATAGAAATGAATTTTATAATTCCACCTCTACAACCAATCCATTTTGACAATTGTTTTGTTACTTTTTCTCCTGCTGTATTAGTTAATGTAATAGATGTATTTATTGTTCCTTTCACAATACTTACTACTAAACCGTCCGTAATAGTCAATCCATGTGGAATTATTGTTTCTTCCCCTCCATTACCAAATTCAGTAATATTTGTTGCATCAATATTTATTTCCCCTCTGCAATAATCATTTTGGCTTTTATATATTTTTATTGTACCCATTTGTTGAGTATTAAATACACAACCAATTCCATAATAATTTTTACTATCGGGTATTTCTGTCAATTCTAATTCTCCGCCATCAGATAAGATATCTTTATATATATTATCATATTTTATTATCATTGTGCTGTTTTTCTTTGATATTAGTATTGTAAATCTTACATAATACGCACCAAATTCAAAGTCTATTTGTCTATTACCACTTCTAAGTTCTTGTGATTTTATAAAGTTCTTATCTTTATCATATAATGCTGCATAAACATTCCCTACCTCATAGTTTATCGATATACAATCATATATATTTGGTATTTTTATATATCCCGTAACTGCATACAGTGACGAATATTGATTGGTAACTTCGGTACCATTCCATGAAATAAAATAATCCTCTTTATAATCAGAATCATTTATATCAAACAAGTTAACATATTTAATTACCTTATTTTCATCAGATAATTCGTTGGTATTTTTCAATAAAATTACATCATTTGATACTTCTTTAATTTTCTCGATCCCTGTAAGTTCTCCATATATAACGTAATTATCATATTGTTTATATGAATTAATATTTGGTTCTAAACTTGCACCTTTTCCGGGTTCGATTGTACATCTAAAATATACAACATTATCCGGTATATCCTCACTTTTTATTATATGCTCACTTACAACTGTATCAATATTACTATATGATTTTACAAATTGTTTATTTTCATCGTACAAAGCTATACACGAAACATATTTATTTGTAGATGTTTGTAGTTTGAAAAAAAGTCCTTTTTTTATATTAAATGGAATAAAGTCAGATACTGAAAAAGAATTATTACTACCAACAGTACCGTTAACGTATATTATTTTCCCATTAATAAGTTTCCACAAATCAACTGAAAATCTATTATTTAAACTCCTTTTTAACAATTCTACATCAAATGAATCATTATATGGTATATATTCAGTAAATGGTTCACTTCTTTCTGAAAAAATAGCTTTATATAATGACGATTTTAAACAAGACAATCTACACCATGTTGCATTTTCGGGAGCTGTTGGGTTTTTATTTGATTTAAACAACGAAATTGCATTTAGATTTTTATCAAAAAAGGCTGAATATGCGCCTCCTTCTCCTACCTCAGTTCCTAAATACTTGCTTCCTCCTTTCACTGGTATAAAATCGCTTATTGCATAATCTGAATTTGTTCCTAATGATATTTTATTACCACTAATTCCATTTATGTATTTACCATCAATAAAACTACCATTTTTATTTAGCAGGTTATCACTAAATATTGCCATCTTATATAAATTAAATTTAGCATCTAATTTTAAAGACTCTGCATTTGTTGCAATACCGGAATCCTTCTTAACCCAATTTCCGCTTTTATTGATTAATACAATTACTTGGTCTATTAATTCTACACCTCCGAAATTGATATAAATTCCGGGTTCTGACGCTAAATAAAAAACATTTTGGTCGGGCGTTCCCGGATTTGTTGTTGGGGTCGCAATTCCCGCAAATGTTGCATTGCTTCCGACCGTTGAAATTATAGACAATAACGTATTTTGCATTATTGCCCCGGTAATTTCTTGGTTTCCGTTTGTCTTAATAACGTCGGCAACCGCTTGTTTTAATTGTTCGTAATTTCCCATAATCTAATTAATTTAATTGTTGTCGAAATCATTATTGAAATCTTCGTTAAAATCTCCTTTATTACTGATAATATACCCACGTCCTATTTTCTTAACGACGGTATTTGTTTTAAACTCAATTTCCACGCTCGCTAAATCCCCCTGCGTTTGCCATTTCGGGGTAATTAAAAACGTGTCGCAATCGTATTCCCTGCCGTATTTATCCGTTATATGAATGTAATCAGCCATACGGATAAAACGCATAACGTCGCAAAGGAACTCCGGTGCCAATATCGTACATTTAAACGTTTTGACTGATATTTGTTTTTCCGGGAAAAAATACCCGTCCCGTTCTTCGCCGTCCTCTTCAAATTCATAATCCGGTTTTCCCAACTCGGTACAAAGGTACAACGTATTTTTGAAATCCGGGTTTTTATATACTATTTGCCCGGCGTCAAATACCAAATTTTCAATATCCCACCATTGTATTTTTAAGTAACCGGAAACATCTTGTACGACCGTGAACATTTCAGAATACCACGTTTGCACGCCATCCGATAACGTCATATAATATATTCCGTCCAAATGATTTAATGGCATGGGTAATATTGACGGGTACAATATAACATCATAACCCGATGTTTGAAACCGGACAATCTGCAATCCGGTTTCTTTCATATACGTCGTTATATTTGCAACTTGCTTTCCGGTTTTTTCATACAATACCACTGACGTAACATTGTTTGACCGTGTGTTTCTTATTATCTGAAACGGCAACAATCTATCAGCCGGGGCAAATAACGGGTAAATTGCGCCGTATGCGTAACTTTTTCTGTGGTTCTGTTCATTTATTGACGTGTACCACGGTAAAACGCTTATGTTGTTATTCTGTATCATATTTCAACGTTGCTTTAATGTTTCGACTACACAAATTTACTGAAAGTTTATCAACTTGACCGTTGCCGATATATGTTTTAACTAACTGCATCGGGTTTGGGTCTGTGGTTCCTGCCGGGAAATTTAGTGTTTGTTTTTTCTTTCTCTCAATCCCGATTGCATAATTTGGGAAATTATTTATTTTAAAATTCCGTGCGGGCATATCATAAACCCAATACGTCGGTTGTATATTGATAAACGCTAAATAACCGTTTTGCAAATAGTATTCTACATTATCAACGGTTTGTCTTGTAAACGGCAATTCCAATTGTCCGCCGCCGGACGGCGTAACCGCCGCAAACAATGCGAATCCATCCGAACTAATTGCACCGGGGTTTAACAACATCAAATCAATATCAGACGTGAAATTGGAAATATTTATTTCTTCTATCTTTCCGGCTGTTACGTATTTTGACGTAATTTCTATTGGCAACCCATCAAATGGCGTTGTTACATCGTCCATCCATTCAAATTGATAACGTTCCGGCATATCTACTTTATCAAATGAATATTCCGACGTTGCAAAAGCTAATTTCTTGCCATTTCTAACGTTTTCTAACTGCGTTAAATCATAATCAATAATTGGGCTATATCCATACGAACCGCCATTTCTGAACCAATTTATTTGTTCAATCTTAAATTTTCCGTCCTCAATATACCAATAACATTTGTAAATATCCCGTAACATCGTCATAATCTGTTGCAATGTAACCGGGGCTTTTTGCGCCGGGGTTTGATATTCGCCATTAATGATATTACTTTTCTGACTTATTAGCAACTTAAATGACTGCCTGGAAATAGGATTGTTTGTGTTATAAAGAAATTGGCTGTATTCCGGCGTCGCTTCATGCGTTATTCCGGGCGCAAATTCTTTTAATAGCACATTGATACATGACGACAATGTAAACGCATCACGCAATGTATATGCCTTTCTTGCTTTTTCTTCTAATATCCAATCAAACAAATAAAACCCAAACCATAACGACGCATAACGCCACGTTGACCGGGCAATTGGATAAAACGTTTGTCCGTAAATGGAATAGGGCGGCGCAAAATACTTTCCGTTATCCGCTAACCCCCACTCGGTCGGGGTGTCTGAAAAGTTGTTTGAAATAAACGCCACGTCGATTGCGTAACCAATCGCACGCCTATAATTACGGTTATTATCAACTATATCATCGGCGGGCAATGGATATGTATTAAGGTCGTCGATTTTCTCTACGTCGCACAAATACCGGGCGTATATATTATAACTTTTCATATCGGCGTGCATTGTACCCGTTGCGCCGGAACCCTCAACAGCGGTTAAATCAAACTCCAATGTATCAAAAGGCGACGTTGTAGCCTTTGTATAACGAAACATTGCCGTATCATCGGATTGTTTGCGTATCTCGACCGCAACAGCCCCAAACGGTAAACCGTCAATTCTTTGTTGCAAAATATAGATATAATAATTTACGTTTAATTCTGGGTATAATTTCCCCTCGAAATTATTCGCACTTGCACCCGTCGCCATTCGCCCGGTATAAAGCCCGGATATTACCGCCGGGGAACCGTGCGACGTAATTTGTATTTCTTTCAAAATATTACATAGTGCAAAATGATAGGTTTGTATTA